CCTGATCTCCGCCGCCGTGGGTAGCGGCCCGAAACTGGATATCACCAAGTTTGTGTTTGCCAATATACCGGGGCTCGACCACACCGCCCCCGAACCTGCAGACGAGCCCATGCCTGCACCTGAAAATGTAGTGTTTGAGCGTGCGCCAACTAAGGCGGGGATTATCGATGAAAACCGTGTCACCTACAGTCAGATGATGCTCACCGATATCGGTGATTTTGAGTTTAACTGGATAGGTTTGGTGCAGGTTAACGATTTAGTGATGTTTGCCTATGTACCACTAACGCAGAAAATCAAAACTCTGCACCCTACAGTGGGCAACGTGTTGACCCGCAACATGGTGATCGAGCACCTGGGCATTGCGAACGCTACACCCGTGGTTGTGTCGGCTGAAAGCTGGATGTATGACTTTGGCGGTGAACTTACGCTTATTAATCAGCGTATCGATGAGTTGGAACCTCATATTGTCTACAAAACGGAAGGAGCAACCACCTTAGTGCGCAAATCGAAACAAACCGTGTTTCAGTGGGATGCTACCGATGCGGGCAGTGTATCAATCGATGCATCTACCTTCCTGTTAAACGACAAAATAACGATAACCAATATTAAAGACGATGGCGGCACGCTGACTTTAGCTAATCCGGATGGTTCGATCCATGTGCCGAACGGTACCAGTGAGGCCAGCCACACATTAACGGGGCGCGGCACTGTGACCCTATATAAATTAAGTGCTGATGATGCTCTCACCATTACCAGCGTGCATAAGTAGGGGGCAGCATGGAGTTAAACGAATTATTAGGCGGGAAGTACTTTAGGCCAGCAGCAGCAAAGCAAGAAACGAGTTATAACATAGCCATGGCAGATAAAGGTACCTGGGTGAGTATTTTAGATATAAATGGATCTGCTTGTCTCTATTGGTGCTCACTATATTTTGGGGCCAGATACAGTAACACTGTCGAGGCCAGATTAACGATTGATGGAGAGGTGCTGCCAGCTATTGTTCATTCGTATTATGACTATAACTACGCCGGTTATCGCTATATCGTTGGGTGGCTTGATGGCAGTACAACTGCAGGAGATAAAGTTCAGGTATTGTCTCCTGCCATTTATGCAAAAAAGAGCCTTAAGCTAGAGGTAATGCTAACCAGTTCAAGTAATCCAACAGACTCTTCAGGCGCGAGCGTGAAATGTGCTCATGTATTAACAACATTGGAGTCACTATAAATGAAAGCAGTAATTACTAGATTGTTTAGTTTGTCGCCCTCTGGAGTGCGGTTAAATAAAATTGAAACAATACCTATAGATGGAAGTCGGTATGAGTCTGTAAGAGTTGAACAGATCGCAGATGAGTCTGGTCAGACTATAGAAACAGAAACCCATAGTGTAAAACTCTATAGCTTAATTAAAAGTGAATCGCCGAGTATTGAGATTGAAATTACAGGTGTCACTGGTTCGCTGATGCACTCGAGTGATTTTACTAAGATCACCTGCATTGAATTATCGAACTTAACGGTATCAGGGAAACTGCCGGTTCCAGATAGAGAGTTTGCAATGCCAATTCGGCGCAGTGATGGCAAGCTAACCTTGTTTGGTGTGAGTGTGGTTAATGGGGCTTTCGAGGCTGTGTTGAACTTTCCCACATCTGGTCAGTATCGATATACCGATGAAGAGGCCAATATCGACCTGCCCGAAGGAACCTTTACCATTGCACCGGTAAAAATCGATGTGCTGCGCAAGGTTATTTAGGAGTTACTGCCATGAGCCAAATTGCGTTAGATGGTGAACTCATCAACTTGAAAAGCTGCAAGGTCGAGTTGTCGATGCAATTAGCCGAGCAAGATATGTCCGGGCAAACTTCAAGCACGGCGAGCAGTGAACAAGGGGATAAAGCCAAAGAGCTGAAAGTGACCGGCTTAATTCCCTTTACGGATAAGGCGCAGCTGACCCGCTTGTTTGAACTGGCGATTGCTAAAGATGAAGCGGGCAATCGTTCGGTGAGGCGTATCGGCTCAGATTTAGCGCGAACCGTTAAAATCAGACAGGTGAAATTCTTTGGCCAAGTTACCGCGCCAGAGCATCCCACACTAATGGCGTGGAATGTGAGTTTTCATCTGCGTGAGTACTTAAGCATTCCAGAGGTGGCAGAGCAGCGCCAACCACAAAATGATGCCAGCACCGGGCAGAGCACCGAGCAAACTGCCAGCGTGATCCCCACGGCTGCCATTACCGAAGCACCGCCGAAAGTTGAAGTGTCATCGATGGAAAAGTTTTTAACAGGTGTCGACAACATCATAGGTGATCCCGCATGAAACTGAGTAAACGCTTAACGGTCGGTACTGAGATGTTAGCGGTAACGGATCACCACCTGGTGCTTGAGTTGTCATCGGCAGGTCGTGGCGTGTTTGAGGTTGAAGGCGATGTATCGCGTGGTCAAATTGTTGCATTCGATATTGGTTACAACAATCAACTGAAACGCTATTTTAGTGGCTATATAACCAAGGTCACGCCTAGCAGTATGGGCATGAACCGTATTGTTGTGCGTGAGTTATCCAGCACATTAGCTGAGCATCGCCCGATAAATATTCGTCACGCAACATTCCGCCAGGTGATCACCCAGTTAGCCGAAGATACGGGCCTAAGCTTTGTGATCCCCGATAATGCTATTTACCTCGATATTAAAGTGCCGAACTTTACCAGCCAAGGCACCGGCTACCAGTTACTAGCCAGTTTGGGCGGTGTGTTTGGTATTGACGACTGTATTTGGTATCAACAGCCTGATGGCCAAATCTTTGTAGGCAGCTATCAGGACAGCCGCTGGCCGTCAAAGCCAATAGATATTAATCAAGGGTTCAGCAAAAAACAGTTTGGTAACAGTTGGCAGTTAATGGCGATGCCTGCCATGCGTCCGGGGGCTATGGTGAATGGTCACCGAGTTAAGCAAGTGGAGCTTGCTGACGACACCATGATAATAACTTGGACAGCCACCAAAGCCGACGAACGCAGCGAAAAGCGCCGCATTACAAATATATTCCCTGAGCTGTCGGCCGATTATCATCTGCCTGTTTGGGGCAAGGTGGTTGCACTGCCAGAACTACCAGCAATCGAGGGTGAACGCGGCAGCGATCCATTCTATCCGCGCTATGCCGTTGATGTGCAGCTGCTCGATGAAAACGGCAACGAAACGAAATCACCGGCACTGGAAGCGGTACCATTACCACTGCCAGGTGCAGGAGATAAAGCCGGTCGATTAGAGCCTCCGGCTATCGGTTCAACTGTTGAAATTGGCTTTGCCTACGGCAGGCCTGATAAACCATTCATTCGCTGTGTGCTGCCTTTCGGCTGGGACTTGCCAGCTATCAAAGAGGGCGAAACCCGCAACCAGGTACGTGAAGGGGTTTATCAGTTATTCGATGATGAAGGCAATATCATCACCGAAACAGATAAAGATATTCGTACCACTGTTGGTCAGATGCACACGCTATTGGTTAAGCAGTCACAAGAAATTAAAGTGCTACAAGACCAGTTAACAGAGGTTGAGGGCAAGATGAGAATGGTGATCAACAAAGACCTGAGCATCAAGGCCAAGAACATCACCGAAGATGCCGAAACTATAAAAATGAACGGCGGCACAGGTGTGGTCACTCGGCAATGTAGATGTGCCTACACTGGTTTACCTCACCCGGACGTATCATCAACAGTATTCGCAGGTAAATAACATGGCACTAAGCAAGAGCAGTTTGAAGGGTAGAGTTGAATCTGAGTTAGTCGCTGTAGGTTTTGATATAAGCAACGAGCACTGCGCATCATCTAAGATGGCTCAAGCCATAGCGAACGCCGTTATCGATGAGATAACCAGTAACGGCCAAGTCGTTGTAACTGGTGGCAGTTCATCAGGTACGTACAAAGTAAGTTAAAGCACACCTCGCCACATCCAAGCCCTGAACACTCAGGGCTTTTTAATGCCTGCAGTATAGTCGGCAACATCTATCATCGATAAACCCCACAGAATTGAGCACAGGGCTTTCAGCCACGTAATTCAGAGTAAAGAACAAAGTTCTCACGGAATCCGCACTCTTCCTCCCCCTCCTGCGCGCTCTTTATTGTCATTTTTTTTCAGTTTTTTATTACTACAGTTCATATCGCTAGCCAGCGCCACTGTAAGGGATTTGCAATGGATCGAAGATCTGAAAGGATCGAAGTTAATTTCAGTGTTTTTCAGTTTTGTATGGCGGCTTTATGTGCCTATATTGAAGTGAAACCCGCATGTTTACTGGTTTTTTGCTCGATTACGTGGGGTTTTGTATGAAAAGGCGTTTTATTTGCTCCGAAGCGAAGCAAATAAAAACAAAGAGTTAGGTACAATTAAAACTGAAAGGATTATTCGAACTTATCATGCAGCTTGTGGGGGAATAGTTGGGTGTAAACCTGCCAAAGAATGTTCAAATTACGGTGGCCTGTGACTTGAGCAACCTCTTCGATAGAGTAACCTTTTTCAAATAGTCGGCTTGCTCCCTCTCTGCGCAAATCATGATAACGCAGATCTTCAATGCCAAGTTCGTTACGAACGCGCTGAAATCCTGCCGTTACTGATCTCGGGTTGTAGGGGAATATCAAATCATCGTTTTGAGGTTGGCGCTTTACGATATCGAATGAACCAGCAAGCAAAGGCACTATCATATGGTTGCCTTCCTTTTTTCTTGGGTCTTTTCTATCACGCACTAAAACGGTTTTATGATCTTCGTTCAAATCTTCCCAGTGTAATTTGCACACCTCACCGATCCGCATGCAGGTCAAAATACTAAAGTCTAAGATATCAAGAAAAGGTATCCGAGTTTTTCCATTGGGCCTATAGTCCATCCTTGTTTGAAGAGCATCTCTTAATTTGTCGAGTTCATTCTCTGTTGGGCGACGGGTTCGCTTCTGGCTTTTCCCTACTAAGTTCATTTCGATTAGAACGGGTACCGCATCTTCGAAAATTTGATAGTTGGCCGAAATGTCCCAAACGGGCAATGCCTTTTTCATCACACTGCGAAGATAGGCTATATCGTGATAAATAGTAGAAGGCCCGGCACCCGCCGCGCGCCTGATTTTACAATGTTCAATCAGATCACTGGTTTTTAGGGAGTCACTTTTAACCTTGCAGATATCACAGTCCATAAGCATTTTAATGACATAGCGTTTAGTTCTGCCTGTTTTTCCCCATAGGTCGTGATCTTCAAAATATAAATTTAGCAGGGCACCAAGGGGCACCACTTTGTGTGTGTTGAGTGCCCCATGATGTTCAATAGCATCGCATCGAGTTTTGCCCCAGGTACGAGCAACTTCTTTTTTACTGAATGTTTTCGACTCACGATGTATAATTTCGCCGGATTCTTTGACGCGCACAGTACATCGGTAACTAAACTCGCCGCTTGCCTTTGCTCGTTTCTCTATTGTAAAAGATGCCATAATCAGTGAATTTCGCTAAATCGTCCTACCCCATTGTGGGGCCCATATGGGACACCATACAACGAAACTCAACGAAGTTACAGGCAATTCAGAGCAACTCGGAACAAATGACAGTATCAACTAAATCAGGCTGTAAGCCAGCAACACCAGTAAAACCACTAAATAGAACCTTCAGTATTGCGCCGATGCTTGATTGGACCGATCGCCACTATCGTTATATGGCGCGCCTGATGTCAGCCGAGTTATTGCTGTATACAGAGATGGTTACGACAGGGGCCATTATCCATGGTAAAGGCGATTACCTGGCTTACAATAGCGAAGAGCACCCGTTAGCGCTTCAGCTTGGTGGCTCTAATGCCCACGATCTGGCGATTTGCGCTAAGCTCGCGGCAGACAGAGGTTATGATGAGATCAACCTCAATGTAGGTTGTCCGTCAGATAGAGTTCAAAATGGCCGTTTCGGGGCCTGCCTTATGGCCGAGCCTAAACTTGTTGCCGAGTGTGTGACTGCGATGCGAGAGGTCGTGGATATTCCTGTGACGGTGAAGACACGTATCGGGATTGATGAGCAGGACAGTTACCCATTTCTTACCGAGTTTGTAGAGACTGTTCGTGATGCGGGTTGCGACACGTTTATCGTCCATGCCAGAAAGGCGTGGTTGCAGGGGTTAAGTCCCAAAGAGAACAGGGAGATCCCCGCATTAGATTACGATCGTGTCTACCAACTTAAACAAGACTATCCGGAGCTGAGCATCT